CTCTGAAGAGGTATAAACCTCTCTGGTTGAAGATTATCTTTCGATAAATTCTTCAACGACGGATTCCCACCGTCGCCAATCAGTTCCATAATCATAATGATCACGAACTGATGAACCGGTACCCATCCACTTGGATGTATAACGGCGCTTCCTCCTGTACTTCACAAAGTCCTCGCGGACCCCGATCTTACAGGAGTTAACCTCGCCGATCAACAAGCTCATCATTAACCCGTCAGGGTTATAGATTAGCTGCTTACGCTTCCTAGGCTGAATAACCTTATCCTCTGAAATCCGGTAGTAACGGGGTTGCGGGACAAAGAGCTCATAAATAACGCTCTGTGTATCGCGAGACCTACGTTTCCCGGAAAGAGAGTAAGGAACATGCAGACCGGAAGAGAGATCCTCGTAGGGAGGTACACGGACTCTTCTATCGACTGTGTCGAGTAGAAGCCGTATAGTCCTTTCTAGAGGAATTCCGCTTTTTGTAGAAAAGCGAATAAGCTGGTTGATTGCGACATAGCGGTCTTGAAGGGTGCTTACACTTTTAATGTAAACACCTCGGACGTCGACTCCGGTAAAGAAGTCTGATCCACAAGACTCACGGAACGGACCTTCTACAAAGGTCTTATCGTGGTTTATCTGAAAGCCTAGGATGTCCAGGACGAGTAGAACATGTCGCGTGACTTCACGCGGACATATTATATCATCGCCAAAGACACCCCAGGAAGAGATCGAATCTCTCTTGTCGGTCTTTAAACCGGCAAATTTCATACACGCCACGACGGTACAACAGAATAACATGGTTTGCAATGGAAACGTATAACCGTTACCCATTGTAGAGATCATGTTAAGCTGGACTGTACCCCTGCCCTTAACGTCGATAGATGGACACCGGTACTTACATAAGAGGTGATAAAAATCACTCGGAAGTAGGTAACGGAGCATACCTAAAGACATTGAGTCCGATGCACTGGAGAGATCAATAGTTGATAACTCGTTAGTGATCGAACCAAGGCGGGCGAGATCGCGGTTCCGAAAGGGTTGCTCTTGCAGGGAGATGCCAAATCTCTCGCGCAAGCGTCCCTCTAGGGCATGTGCAAAACCCAGTTGAAAGAAAGTATTCAACGTAGGTTCAATGCATATACAACGCGATATCTCATCGTTCTTAGGTACAAAGCTAAGACGACTGCTTTCCGTTATCAGAGGTCCACCATACGTAGCCTCGCGGTTTTTCTCCGCTGAGGCCCAGGTAGGGAACTTATCTGCATAACGTCTGTACCAAAAGTACAGAGACTGACTAGTACATGTAAGTGGAGAAGAGAACAATTTGGCGTAAGCCGAACCGCCTCGAGCCCCGATATTGGCACCAGGCCCTACACGCCCCTTTTCAAGGAGCTGATAGGGATGGTCAATAAGGGGGTAACCACCGACATGCCAGAAATTCCATATTTCTTGTCTTACGAGATTTATGAGAGTTTCTGTCCAGGAGTGTAACTCCGGGAGTGACCAGGTTCCGCAGCGTTCATTAACGCTAAGGAATTTATCAAGCGCACGAGCGTTAGCATCTGGTTTTACATTACTAATTAGCTTTTTAGTAAGTGACTCCGAGAGACTAATAGCGAATGCATCTTGAACAGTCATTCCGGGGAATGGAGCGACCTTATAAGGTAGCCCATATTCCTCGTAGTCTGTCTTTAAGCAGAAGTGAAGTGCTTCAGGAGTAATTTCCATAAAGGACCATCCTTTTAGAACTCAAACTCTACGGCAAAAGCAGAGAAACTGCAGTCTGCCGAACTGTCTCGTTGCCACTAAACGTAGCAACGAGGAATAAGATCCAAGTCCAGATTGATGGCTTACGCCACCGATCCGGTTTGGCTCTCATCAGAGGATGCCCGAGACGATTGTGTCTCCAAGATCAGCACTCTCTTCAACGAGAAGGCCGATAAAGAAACTCATCGCCGCGCGCACCTCTGCAGCCGAGTAAGAGTCCATCCCAGCTGGTACGGCGATCGAACAACGAATCACCATATTTGCTGGGACACCCGCGGCAACCTCACCGCCCTTTCGGACGACGATGTTCCACGTGTTATTGGGAATGGACCCTCGCAAACCAGATACCGGGTTAGCAGTCGGCAACTGCCTCACAGAGGCAGGCCGAAAGATGGCCGCGGTAAACGGTTTGGAAATAGATCCTGCATTCGCACCTGTCTGTGTGCCGGTTAAGGCAGTAACAGCCAGTTGCTTTGCATTCACTGCAGGGGGCGTGTCCTCAACGACCGTATAGGCCGGTGTGACAAAACCCGTCTGCGCCTGACCAGTGATAGTACCATCGGGTGACCAAGTCATCGATGTTCTCCAGAAGGTTAGTTGGAACCTGTCACGTTAATGACGTGATAGGACATTGGAAGACCTACGTCCTTGCGCTACAAGAGCAGCCATATTAAGCCATTTAAGGCCCAGACCTGGAATCTTGAAATCCAAACGTGGAATCAAGGAACCAGTGTGTGGTGTTCTGCTCAAAATATCGTAAGAAAGCGTAGGCTGCTTACCAGGCCAGCTCATCTCACTCAATATCTCGTACTGATTACTCGGGGTTACGAAGAAGTCTTCGAAAAGAATCTGACATGAATCAGAATCCTTCGAACTTCTCTCAACCCATGCGAAATCAGCCCAGTTGAATGTAAGTGCCTCGATTATGCTACCAATATTGGTAAAATAGTCGACCACGAACGAGTAAGGTAGTAGTTCCCACAACGTCGGCAGCCAGTCACGCGGTAATAGACCGAATGACTGACCAATCTGACTCATTCCACCGCCATTATCAACTGTGATAAAGCCGTTGTAACGAACAGATTTCGATGTTGTGTCTACGCGTCTCCACTGGATGTTATAAGGCCCATTTACGGTAGTTGTAGACCCTTGCGTGTACGAAACCGTGCTAACACCACGACCCCCGATTGCTTTACCGGGGAGTCGATAAGTGGTATGCTCGGCTAGTGCTTTGCAATGGTCATCAATATCATACATGAGGTTATCCCATCCAAACCTTTTCTCGAGATATACGTCGGACACGGCGCGCAAACGTTCACGAGGCGTAGAACCCCCGCGATGACCATTCAATGGTCGCCGCAAAAAAGTGTTCATGCTGTTGTAGAGCGTTCGAAGCGGGTGCCTAATCATACGAAGGGTTTTTCCGATATCGCCGAACATGACCAAAGACATCGCTTGTCTCTGGGCCTGTTTAGCTTTACGAAGAAACCTTTCGCGTGCCTGGTTCTCTGCATCATGAGTTCCAGCGACATTAATTGGACTCCCAAGAAGGGCGTTCAAGAAATTATCGAGTTCGAATATGGACACTCGACCATAGTCGGAACCCGGAATTAACGAGCGAGCGGTTGCTCGAGCGTAAAACCGGCCGCCTATATCGAGCTTGAATCGTATGCACTCCATGTTAGTAGTGGCAGACTGACGATTCTTAATTAGCTGTCTCCAACCCGGAAGGCGGTAGGGGCTGTATTCAACCTGGCAGGAATGATTTCCTTGCCCTGTGAACCAGCTTATCCACTCACCGACCGGTTGGTCAGACCAGTAA